GTGCAGAGGCACATCAATGTGGAGAAACCAATAAAGACAGAGTCATAGCGTTTAATAAGATGTTTGACTCATTCATGCTTTATACGGCAGGACAAGAAGGTGTGGACCTTACACAACAAGACATAGAGGGATACAAACTGGCTGTACTGATCGAGCAGTATGAAGGCATGAAGGCTGCTTATCCTCACCAAGGATGCTACGGTATCAACTTTATCATCTCGATGTTTAACGACAAGATGAAGTACGCCGAGAGCGTCTATGATTACTATACACCATATGATACTTTATAAAATAGTTGTTTACAACGTCAAAAAAGTGTGATACACTCCATGAGTGTCTTAATGAAAGGAATATATTCGATGGCTACACTTAAGAACAAAATTCGTAAGAAGCACTTTGATACACAGTTTCGACTCAAGAAGAATATGGAAAAGCAAGCTACATATGACCTTGAGTATGCACAATCCTATGATATGGATGAAATCCTGTCTGGTAATGAAGCATATCAAGAGTTTGTGAATGAGAAGAACAGCGACTTTTATTAATGCTTGGAGATAAAATTTTAACTAAGAAAAAGTTTTGTGATATGGTAGAGGACCATGTACACTCTAAGAAAGAGTCATACATGGATGCACTTACGCATTTAATGAATAAACTAGAAGTTGAACCTGATCGTATATCAAACTTAATAAATACATCAATCAAGGATAAACTAGAGGCAGAAGCCCGCAACTTAAATTTCCTTGAAAGGATTAACACACTACCCTTGTGAGGAACAAATGAAACGATTGGGGAATTTTATGCTTAGATTAGTCGGAATGTATATTCCATTTGTACTGGTCATTCTTGGTATTGGTGCATGTTCATATATCTATCGAGACGATTTCTTTGATAGGTTTGGTAATAATGATGAACAGACAATTGAGGAACCAGTAGAAAATGAAACAACAGAACTACCAGCTGATGTTGGAAATGATGAAGAGTCTACAACCGTTGATGAAATCATCACAGAGCCAGCACCAACAGGCAACAGTGACTCTGAAGAGTCCGATCTCGAATCTCTTCCAGGAATTGGAGAGTGTGTCTGTCCAAAAACAGATGACACTCTTTGAAGAATATGAATTATTCGAGCAAGATGGGTATATTACAGTATACCCCGATTTAAAAACATTGCTCACTAAAAAAGAATCTCCAGAATCTATGGAGGTAGAAAAAGGTTCAATCACCTTTTAAAAAATGATTGACAACATGTGAACTTTATAGTATGATACAAATCTTAATATTTCAGTAATACAAGGAAAATACAAATATGTCACTTGCTTCACTTAAAAAATCCCGTGGTTCTTCTATCGATAAACTCGTAAATGCAGCAGCAAAGCTTAATGAGTCTTCTGCTGATGTGCGCAACGGTCCAGATGAGCGTATCTGGAAACCTACTGTTGACAAGGCAGGGAATGGCTATGCTGTTGTTCGTTTTCTTCCTGCACCAGAAGGTGAAGAGTTGCCATGGGTTCGATATTGGGATCATGGATTTCAAGGCAAGACCACAGGTATGTGGTATATCGAGAAGTCTTTGACTTCGATTGGTCTTAAAGACCCTGTAGGTGAGTTGAACTCGCAGCTATGGAACTCTGGTATTGATGAGGATAAAGAAACCGCACGCAAACAAAAGCGTCGTCTGCATTATGTTTCTAACATCTATGTAGTCTCCGATTCTGGCAATCCTGAGAATGAAGGTAAAGTCTTTCTGTATCAGTATGGCAAGAAAATCTTTGATAAACTGATGGAATCTATGCAGCCTCAGTTTGAAGACGAAGATCCAATCAATCCATTTGATCTTTGGGAAGGTGCAGATTTTAAACTCAAGATTCGTAATGTAGAAGGGTATCGGAACTATGATCGTTCTGAGTTTGCATCTCCAGGTGCATTGGCAGATGATGATGCACTAGATGCTATTTACTCTAAGGTTTATCCACTGGGTGAGTTTACTGATCCTACCAACTATAAGTCTTATGACGAACTGAAAGCACGTCTGAATGCCGTGTTGGGTGCTAGTGAAAGCTTTACTGCTCAACAACAGGAAGACCTGTCGGTGACTGCAGAATCTACACCAATGAAAAGTGTAGAACCTGTAGAAACTTCTTCAGCAAATAGCAGTGATGAAGATGATACAATGTCGTACTTCTCACGTCTCGCTAACGAGGACTAATTAGAAGCCTCCACCACCTCCCAGCAGCCCCTTGTTCATGTAAATGTCTTGTGCTGCTGGGATATCGGATGCGATGGTTGTCGATTGAGCATTTCTAATAGTACTGCTTTGATTGATGACCGTCGTACCACCCGCAACAGCACCTTGAACATTTTGTAAGTTCTGTCTATTTAATTCTAGGATTTGAGCTTCTAATCGAGCATTACGTTCTGCGATTCTTCGTGCAGCGCCTTCTTGACCAGGGATACCAGCTTCAAAACCTTCACTGATAACGAGAGTCTTAGGTGCACCAGGAATCCATCCAAATGGATTAGGTATTTCGATTCTAGGAACGCTAATACGCAAGTTCTCAGATAAGAACTTCACAATTCTATCTGGAACATTCTGGATTAAAGTAACAATTTTTAATAAAGCAATTTCAGCATTAACTGTAAGTTGCCTGACAAATTCATCCATTGCTAGGCCAATTTTCTCAAAGGTTTCTGGAATAATTCCTTCAATTAAGTTTAAAATCATTCCAACAGGAGAAAGGCTGAATATTGCGCCAAGCGCTTCTTTTGCCTTTTCTAATGAAAACTCTCCTTTGAAAAGATCGCCAACGAAACTGGCAATCTTACCTACATCATCAAAGATTCCTCCAATCAGATTAGAGAATAATTCTTTGAAAGAAAACTCATTTAGAACTTCTTGTGCGTTTTCAAATCCAAGTTTACCTAAAACAAAAGCTGTAGCATTTTTAAGAAGATCCAATGGCGCTGCAATTAATGAACTAAAGAATCCCGTAACTGCACCCTCTAATGCTCCAATAATGCCCGCATCTTGATATCCCTCAATCGCTCCTTTTATTGTATCATATGCAGTAATAAAAATAGTTAAAGGTAAGAATAATTTACCCAAAATTTTACCAAAGCCTTTTACGAAGTCGAGTGTTGGTATGATTTTTGCAGAAATTTTTGCCACTCTAACACCCAAGTCTTCAAAAAATAGTGAAAGTCTGGCTAACAAATTAGCAATAGCGCCCATACCAGGTATTGTTCGCAACTTAAATGCTGCGTTTTCGATAACCTGTAAACCTGCTGATATACTTTTAAACGTGCCCTCTAATGCTAATAGTAAACCTTTTGTGAATACTTTAGCAAGATCCGTAATTATTTTTCTTACTGCTGATAAAAATCCTGTAATATCAGAAACTAAAGAACTTATGCCTAGAATATCTAGAACACCCAGCCCAGCGATACTAAATAGTCCCTCTTTAAAGCCTCCACGAAATCCAGCTGCTCCCATACCTCCAGTTGCAGAAGGAGGTTCTTTGCCACTATTCCTACCCGCTTCTCTTCTAGCCTCTGCCTCATCTAGGATACTTCGTTTCTGAATATCGATTAGACCTTGAATACGTTGCACAAGTGCATCGACGGCAGAAGTAGTTTTACCCTGCTCTTCGTTTTGCATTTGTAACATTGCGGTTACGTCATTTAGTGTAGCTTCTGCCATTTATTTTGCTCTCTGTCGTTCGGCTTCTTCTTCAAGATAGTTGATTAGCATAGCAAGATAGATTTCTCTCTCCCAAGGTATCATATGATCGATTTCAGTCAAAGAATAATGATGATGTTGCATTAACTGAAAGTTTACCTGATAATGATTTGTCAGGTTGTCATGAGAGAGACATACTAAAAAAAATCAGCGGTTCCTTCTAACGTCAACTTATTATCATGACCACAGCTACCACACTGAAACTCTACATCGTGTTTGAGTCGTGGCATATTCTCAATAAAATCTCGAACCTTCATGAACTGCTCTGTTGAGAACGATTCAATAAAGTTCATCACTTCTTCAGGTGTCTCTTCTTCCAACGAGAACCTTTCTTCTTTTGTTTCAACTGCGCTAATACAAGCAGCAATCATATCAAACGCCTGATCAGTTTGACTCCCTT